CATAGGCAAACCCTTTGTTCTGTGCATCCCAGGTGAAGGTAATGCTGGTGCGGCCATCAAAGCTGCGTTTCTGCGACCGCAAGAAACCACCAAGATCGACAATGTCGCGTGGGCTGCTGACGGATGCGCCATTCTTTCGCTTCGTCTGACGTGGCCAGCCGAACTGTGGGTTCTGTATCTCAGCCTTCAGCTGTTGATCGAGCACCGTCTGGTATTTGCCCAGGATCTGCGGCACCCTCAGCTTGAGCTGATTGGCGTTAAAACCAGTCAGCTTGAAACTGGCCCTGACTTGTACTGCCATCAGCCCTGCACGTAACGGGCTAGCCGGATCTTGTCTCCAAGCACCTGCTGAATGGTGCTGCCAATTAGCCCTGTAGTGCCATAGGGAAAGCGGCTAGTGATCACTTCACACTCAATCGCCCCTTGACCAGCAAAATTCAATGTGCCAGTCACACCAGGCTTGATCCGTGCATCTAAGGCCTGCGGGTTGATCGCATACCCTTCAAAGGTTTCAACCTCTGTATCCACACCAGGCAAGTCAGAGGGATTACTACCGCCTTGACGCAGGTAAAGACTGACTGAAACAGTCTCTGTTGCCGGCACAATGTTGCCGGTGGTTGGATCTGTAACCGTACCAACAGTCGGCACAACAAAGGTAGCCGTTGCGTTGGCGAGAGCAGCAAGAGCACTTGTCATGGTCTAGCTTCCCGCGTCTGAGGGCAAGCTAGATGCAACGAGAAGCTGGGTTGTGGCCGAGAGTCTAGGCGCTGCTGTATTAACGGTCAGCGTTGATGACGCTCAGCTGAAAGCAGGTTTGCAGGCCGCAGAGCGTCAGGCCCAAGCATCTGGACAAAGTATTCAACAGGCATTTACGCGCTCTGGCCGTTCTCTGCAAACGGCAAGCAATGGCATTCAGTTTTATATCGATGCCCAGGGCAGGGCTAGAGATGCTTCAGGAAAGTTTCTCTCGACTATTGACCAACAAGCCGCAGGCCTGAATAGGCTTGGTGCATCAGCAACAGGAACCGCTTCCGGTTTTAATGGTCTTGGCAGCAACCTTGTTGGCCTTGGAGCTAAGGCCTCGGCTGTTGTGGCTATATTAGAGACAATTAGACGTGTCTCATTCTTTGCAGGATCGCAAATTACAGAGCTTGATTCTGCATCCGCTGCCGTTGAAACACTAGGTGTCGACTCCGTAGATCTGAAGACAAGGTTGCGTGCTTTGTCCGTTGAGCTTGGCAACAATATCAGCCAAGTCAATCTGGTGAAATCTGCATACGACGTTGCAAGCTCTGGATTCTCATCCGCTGCAGACGCCACTAGCATTCTCAGGGCAGCTGCACTCGGTGCAAAAGGTGGCTTTGCCCAAGTTAACGATGTCGCATCAGCGCTTACCGGTGTACTTAATGCTTATGGCTTAAGTGCTTCAGCTGCAACCGGCATTGTCGACAAATTTGTTCAGACACAAGCTGATGGTGTGATTACTGTCCGTCAGTACGCAGCAGAGATTGGCAACATCAGCTCGATTGCTGCTGCTTCTGGTATTAGTATTGATGAGCTAAATGCTGCAATTGCAACTGCCACGCTTCGTGGCGTTCCGGTTGCTCAGACCTTTACGGGTTTACGTCAGGCCATTGCAAGCATTATTAAGCCAAGCGAACAAGCAAAAGAGCTTGCTGCCCAGCTTGGCATAGATTACAGCGTTGCAGCACTAAACTCTAAAGGCTTTGCTGGTGTCTTGGCAGACGTTCAGCAGAAAACAGGAGGCGCTGCGGATAAGATTGCGGTATTGCTTGGAAGCGTTGAAGCCCAGGCTGCAGTACAGCCTCTACTTAACGACAACCTCGCCAAATACAATGAGCTACTAGCTAAACAGGCTAATGCAGCGGGTCAAGCTGCTGCTGCATCTCAAACTAACTCAAAGACTATTAGCGGCGGTCTTCAGCAAATTGGCAATGGTTTCTCCAATTTAGCTACAACACTCGATACTACACTGACACCGCTTTTTACTGGTTTTATCAGTGATATAAATAGCATTCTTGTCAAGCTTAACCAGGTCTCTTCGCTCTCGCCCGATAAGGTTCTTGCACGTGAAAAGCAAGCAACCGATATTGTTGCGGCTAATCTCGGCCCATTGGGCATAAAAGGAAGCGGTTTTTTTGGCCCTGTTACAGTTCCTGGTTCTAGTGTAGGTCCCGAATTTAAGGGCAAGAACTTTTCCGGGTCGGCTACTGGCGTTAGAGAAGACATTGTCCAGAAACTTCTTGCAAAAGATGTCGCTGAGATTAATAAAGAACTTTCATCTGCAGGCAAGCAAGCTGGACAGGAATTGGCTCAAGGAGGCCGCCAAGCTGGCCAATCCTTGCTTGACGCAGCAGGCCAGGTTCCCAGTGCAATAGGTAATTCTTCTGCGATTAACAGGCAGAATTCTGAGCTGGCTATCGGTCTTGGGACAATTGAACGCCAAATTGATGCCGAGAATCAGTTGGCACAAGTTGCAGAAGGCCCATACAAGGAGTTTTTACGTCAAAAGCTTGGCATTGAAGAAACTACTAACGCAGCACTTGATAAGGTAAGGCTCTTAGGTGCGCAACTCGAAGAGCTCCGCGCTAATGGCACTCCGGTCGATAGCACTGAATTCACAAAGGTTTTGCAGGATCAGCAGCTAGCTGTTAAGCAACTAGAGCTTGTACGTGCCCAGGGCAACAGCGCCTTGGTCGATGCAGGCAATACCTATCGTGATTCTGTTAATTCTGCATCACAACAGGCAGAAGACAGCTTTAAGCAGGTCGCGCAACAGGCCGAATCAGCTGCTGAATCCCTTCGTGGCGCACTGGAAGGTTCTTTTAACCTGCTAACACCTCAGATCCAGAAGAACCTGCTCAGTGATGCACGACGAGACATTAACCAGGCCATCTCTGCCGGCTTCTTTAATCCTGGTGCCGTGGCGCTACAAACTGGTTCTGTTCAAGGAATCCTTGATGTAGCCAACAAGGCTCGTGGTATTGATCGAGCTAATGACCAGCTGGCAAGTGTCACCAGTGACCTTGTTAATGTTAATTCCGCACTAACAGCAAAAACAGGTGAATTAGTGCAGAAGAATTGGACGGTCAACGTCGCCGTTGATGCCACCACCGGCGCTTCCAACGTTCAACTCGGATAAGCCATGAGCATCTCCATCGGCGCCTTTACCACTACTAAGCTCCTTGCCCAGCCCTATGGCTATGAGGACACCGGCACCCGCGATGGCCTGACCGCTCGTCGCTGGTCCGTCAGTGGCCTACTGACACCAACCGAATGGCAGTCGCTGCTGAGCGTCTACAACACCTGGCGCGATGCTCGCATCCAAGATCCCGACAGTGTTGCCGCCAACTCTGTTGGCACCACCGTCAGCCTGACCGCTAGCGCCAATGGCGTTAACGCAAGCGGCGTCGGCTGCTGGTTCATCACTGCACCGAGCGGTGAGCAAGCCGGTCGCTACATCCAGGCCAGCGTTGAACTGGTCGATGCTGCACAAGCACTGCAGGTTGCTTTACGCCAGCGCGAAAAGCAGAAGAGCGCAGAGGATCGCGCCAACCTAGGCACCTTCAGCCTCGGTAGCTGCACCCTCAAGCTCCTTAGTCCACCGGTCACTTATCAGGACATCCCGCAGCTGCAGCTGACTGCTGCAGGTACGAGCTACATCACCGGACCGCTTACGGCAACCAAGGTATATGCGCTCGAAGGCGAGACGAATGCAGCGGGATGGGCAGCCTTGCAAACATGGTTTGAAAGCACCGTCGGAACCACACCAGCTGCAGGTGCCTACTTCCCGATTAGCGCTCCAACAGCCACTGCGTTCAATGACGTGGTGAACGGCCTCAAGGTCGTGACTTACACGGTGTCGATCAGTGTTGGAGTGGTGCAATGACGGTTGATGTCCGCGCCAGGTCGTTCTGCAACCTTGGCACGATCATCCAGGCCAACCTGGCTGATGAGGCGATTTCAGCTCGGCAGGGCCTGATCCGCTGTCGAGGTCAAGTGGTGCTTAAGGGCATCAGCACACCAACCGTTGGCAGCTTTGTCTACTTCGGCTGGGAGAAAGCTGGTGTTATCTCCAGGATTCCGCGCACGCTGCGGGTGCTGAGCAGCTTTGCGGATCCGTTCAGGAACCAGACCACGGTGCAGCTTGGCGACAAGCTGGTCTATCTGGCCAACCTACGAGGCAAGAAAGCTGATCCAGAAGAGGCTGAACCTGCACCGGATACGCCGAATCGGCCCGAGCCACCTGCACCAGGCGAAGAGCCTGACCTCGGTCCAGTCCCAGATACCTTCCCGCCTTCAGCGTTTGATTTCAACGAGGGTGATCAGTGTTACCTGCCCAAGGGCGACGGCGCCAACCTGTTTGGCAGTGAGGAAGCAGCTAACAGGATTACACCGATTGAACCGGTGTTGTTTGCACCTGCGAGCATCCTTGGCCGAGTTCCACTCACCATTCCAGCTCAGAGTGTGCTGGCCAAATGCCTTGAAGCATTGGGTATTAGCCGCAGCGGCGAAAGCCTGATCGCTCAGTTCACACGAGATTCCTTTGATCTGAGCAGCGGCTACGTCAACGTCATCGATCAGCTGCTGGCCAATGAATCGCTGGTCGGCTACCTGGATGAGGATGAAGTTCTCAATATCCAGAAGTTCAGCCAAGAGCCCAGTGCAGGACCGCTGTTCACCAGTAATGAAATCATTGATCTGACCGGGATCAATCAGGGCATCCTGCCAGGTCAAACGGTGACGGTCTCCTATGAATCGAGAAGGCTGACCGGCGATCCACCGCGTGAACCTGACCCAGCACCAGAACCACCTCCAGAGCCTAATCCTGAGGCGCAAGAGCCGGAACCGGGCTCAGAAGAAGATCTACTGAATACCATTGCGCCGGAGTTTAATTTTTCAAGTCCTGGCAGCACCGATGAAGCCGATGCTCAGCGCGATTGGGAGGAGGATGTAACTCAGAGTACGTCCGATATTTCATTCTTCCTTGAGGATG